CAGATCCAAGTGCGACATCTGACCCATTAGCTGGAATGGCATCGCCAACACCAGACGCCACCGCGGTACCAGAAGCACCTGCTGCGGATGCTACTACTCCAACACCAGAAGCTACTCCAGCACCAACAGAAAAGGCTACTCCAGAATCTTCATATAGTGGTACATTAATAGCTTCAGAAAAAAATCCAATTGAATTAGTTGGTTCGTTAACACACGTAACTAGAGATGTAGTAGAATCAATGAAAGAAGATGGTCTTAAATCGAGCTTTTATAAATTTTTATTTACTGAGTTAATAAAACAACGAAATGAATTAATACGTCAAAAACAAGATTAAATGAAAAAAAATAAGTTACAGAATATCAAAGCCATTTCCGAAATGTTGGAAGGCACACATAAATTTCAGACAAAAAAATCCACCGGGTTTTCTGATGCTGAGTCTACTGCTAAAAAGAATGCTAAACATGAAGTTGGCGAAATTTGGGAAGAAGTAGACTCAGTATCAGGAGTTACATATATCATCGAGCAACGCGATGGTTTTCGAGTTAAAAAAACAAAAAATTCAGAAGTATTCCAAGATATACGAGATGAGCTCCGTATATTTAAAAACTGTCGTAAAGAAACATGTACATGTTTAACACCAAATCGTATCGATGAAAAGATGCGAAAAGTACATAATATGTGTTTTGATTGTGTTATTGAATTTGAACACGAATTACGAACAGAAGGTAAATACGAAGAATATGAAAAATCAAAAATTCGGGCAAATGCATTAGCATGGTTAGACTCAGCAGAACAAGATGTGAAACTAATGAAAGTCGCATACACATCAGCAATGGAATTTGTATCATCTACAAACGGCGACGTTGAAACTTGGAAAGCAAAGATGACTAAAGAAGAATTTGAAGAAAAAATAGAAACAGAATTTGTTAAATTTAAAGAAAAGTTTTTAGCAAATCTGGATGGTAAACAAATAAACGAGGAACAAAATGAAGTTAATTAAAAAATATTGGAAATTATTCACCGGTGCTATTATAGCAATTTTTGGTGTAAGTGTATTATATACTCATAAAAATAATATATTAGATAATGCAAAAGCGACAGAACCAAAAAATATCGTAGATGATAAAATAAAGGAAAATGAAGCTGTTGTTGAAAAAGCTGAAGTTAAAATTGAACAAATTGAAGAACAGAAGCAAGTAATTAAAAAACGTAATAATAGAAAAAAACGTAAAGTTAAAGATTTAGAAACTGCAAAAACTGATGTTCCAAATATTGATAGAACATTGGCAGAAGCTAAACAAAATATTATTAACAAAACAAAAAGAGACTAAAAATGAAATATATTATAAGCGTCATACTATTAATAGTATCATTAAATACATTTTCACAAAAACAAATATCAGATTCGTGTTTTACTAAAAAACAAATATTTGATATATCATATACAATTGATTCATTATGGTATTTAGATTCGATAAATAAATTAATAATTGATGAACAAAAATCTATTATGCGTGATCATGATGCTTATTCTAAATTAGATTCTTTAACTATAGCTCAAAAAAATATACAAATTAAAGCGCTTAACGATTCGAATCGAATATATGCAAACGAGCGAACGGAATATTATAAATGGTATAATAAAAAATCAGTTTGGTTTGGTATTGGTGCGACATCATCAGCCGTTTTAATTAAATTTATATTAGGAATTAAATAATATGGCCGGTCCGCAGACAAATTTAAAACAAGTTATTCAACAGCAGTACTTAAAATGTGCTGCTGATCCTGTTTTCTTTATGAGGCAGTATTGTTATATTCAACATCCAAAACGCGGAAAAATTAAATTTAATTTATATCCATTTCAGGAAGATTCATTAACCGAATTACGTGATAATAGATATAATATTATTTTAAAATCTAGACAGTTAGGTATATCAACATTAACAGCAGGATTTGCATTATGGTCAATGTTATTCAACGAAGATTATAATGTACTAGTAATTGCGACAACACAAGAAGTTGCAAAAAATCTAGTTAATAAAGTTCAGGTAATGAACGAGATGCTACCTAGTTGGCTTAAAACTGAGATTACATCTAACAATAAATTATCATTAAAATTCAAAAATGGGTCACAAATAAAAGCAATCTCAAGTGCATCAACAGGTGCACGTTCTGAAGCACTATCATTATTAATAGTAGATGAGGCTGCTTTTATTAGAAACATTGAAGAAATTTGGATAGCATCACAAGCAACATTATCTACGGGCGGTGGAGCTATTGTATTGTCTACTCCAAATGGTATGGGTAACTGGTTTCATCAAACATGGATGGGTGCTGAATCTGGAGATAATGGATTCCATACAATTAAACTGAATTGGAATGTACATCCAGAACGAGATCAAAACTGGCGAGATGATCAAACAAAATTATTAGGTGAAAAAGGTGCGGCACAGGAATGTGATTGCGATTTCATTGGATCTGGTCATACAATTGTAGAAGGTAATTTATTAGCAGAATACGAAGCATTATGCGAAGAACCAATTGAAAAACGAGGATATGATAATGGATATTGGATATGGGAGTATCCAGATTATTCTAGAGATTATATAGTAGTAGCTGACGTTGCCCGCGGTGATAGTGCCGATTGGTCTACATTCCATGTAATTGATATTCAAGACGTAAGACAAGTTGCTGAGTATAAAGGCAAGTTACCTCCAAATGATTTTGGTAACATGTTAGTTACAGTAGCAACCGAATGGAATAATGCATTACTAGCAATTGAGAATGCTAATATAGGTTGGGCAGCAATTCAGCCAGCATTAGATAGAGGTTACCAAAATTTACATTATACATATAAAGATGACGGATATGTAGATGCCGATGTGCAACTACGTAAAGGTTATGATATGAAAGATAAATCACAAATGGTACCTGGAGTTACAACTTCAACTAGAACAAGACCATTAATGATTTCAGCATTAGAAATGTATATGAGAGAGAAAACTCCGATAATACGTTCTAAACGACTAATACAAGAAATGTTTGTATTTATATGGCTAAATGGTAAAGCACAAGCACAGGTAGGTTATAATGATGACTTGGTAATGGCATTTGCTATTTCACTATGGTTACGAGATACTGCATTAAAATTAAGACAACAAGGTATTGCATTAAATAAAAGTGCAATGTCTCAATTTAGAAAAACTGATAATATTATTTATACTAGTAGCCCAAACCAAAATAATTCATGGACTTGGGAAACTGGAGGCGGAAACGAAAATTTGGGCTGGCTTTTGTAATTAAACATATTTATAATAAATTTATATTATAAGTATATGGCTTCATTAAGAAAACGATTACAAAATTTATTTAGTACAAATATAATATTACGTGCACAAGGCAATAAAATTAAAGTTGTCGATACAAATGCATTACAATCACGTGGTAGTATTTCAAATACAAAAATAACAGATAGATATAATAGATTACACGGATCATATGATAAACAAAGATCCGGCGGATATGGTGGTTATGATTCAAATTATAACTCTGTACAAAATAGATATCAATTATACGCTGACTATGAAATGATGGACAAAGATCCAATCATTAACTCTGCATTGGATATATATTCCGATGAATCTACATTAGAAGATCAATTTGGTGAAATATTAACAATTAAATCAGATAAAACTCATATTCAAAAAGTACTTTATAATTTATTTTATGACATATTGAATATCGAATTTAATTTATGGCCTTGGATTCGTAATGTAGTTAAATACGGAGATTTCTTTTTAAAATTAGATATTGCTGAAGAAATTGGTATTATTAATGCAAGACCAATATCATCATATGAAATTGAACGTATTGAAGAATATGAAGAATCAACCGGGCAATATAAAATAAAATTCCAGCACGCAATTGGATCTAAAGATTCATATGAATCATTTGAAATAGCACATTTCAGATTAATGTCAGATTCTAACTTCTTACCATATGGTAGATCTATGTTAGAAGGCGCTAGAAAAGAATTTCAAAAATTAATGTTATTAGAAGATGCAATGCTTATACACCGTATAATGCGTGCACCAGAAAAACGTATATTTAAAATTGATATTGGTAATATTCCACCAAATGAAGTTGATACATTCATGGAGCAGGTTATCAATAAAATGAAAAAAATTCCACACGTAGATCAAGCAACAGGTAATTATAATCTTAAATTTAACATTAATAACATGTTAGAAGATTTCTATTTACCAGTACGTGGTGGTCAAAGTGCAACTCAAATAGACACATTACCGGGTATGACATTTACAGGTATCGAAGATATTGAGTATGTTAGAAACAAAATGATGGCCGGTTTAAAAATACCTAAACCATTTTTAGGCTACGATGAAGGTGCTGAGGGTAAAGTTACATTAGCATCAATGGATATTCGTTTTGCTAGAACAATTGAACGAATTCAAAAAATAATGGTTTCTGAATTAACTAAGATTGCCATCATACATTTATACACTCAAGGCTTTGACGGTGAAGATTTAATTAATTTTGAATTAGCATTAACTCCATCATCTATTATATACGATCAGCAAAAAGTAGCATTAATGAATGAAAAAATTCAATTAGCTGTTGCAATGCGAGATAGTAAATTAGTTTCTGACAAATACATTTATGAATACATATTTAATATGTCAGAAGAACAATGGTTAGGTGAACGTGTTGATGTTATTGAAGATTTAAAATTAAGATTCAGACAAAATCAAATTGAACAAGAAGGTAATGATCCTGCAGTAACTGGTATATCATATGGTACTCCACACGATTTAGCATCAATACATATGAGTTCAAATGATGTGGAAGAAAAAGATCTAGGTGGTCGTCCTAAAGAAGGAATTAAATCTGGACAACACGCAAATGCATTTGGATGGGATCCAACCGGTCAAAAAGAATTGAAACAACAACATAATTTACAAAATACAAGCACCACATTCCAACCGGTAGGAAAAGAACGCAGATTATCGTTATCTAAAGAATCATATGATTTTGTGAAAAATTTATCAAAAAATAGTTCTACTAAAGTTTTATTCGAACAAAAAACTAAAACGGATGGCGACTCTGGTACACTATTGGACGAAAAAAACATTTTATAAACGTTAATAATATTTATTTTAAAAGATACCGTATATATGAAGAAATTAAAACATTCGAAATACAAAAACACAGGTATACTATTCGAAATGCTAGTACAGAAATTAACATCAGAGACATTAACCTCTGATAAATCTGTTACTATCGATATAATCAAAAAATATTTCGGAAAGAATACAGAACTGTCAAAAGAATTGCAAATGTACAATCTTTTAGTAAAAGAACAATTTAAAACAGAAGCTAGAGCATTAGATTATATACGTACAGTTAAAGAAGCACATTCAAAATTAAATCAATCATTAATTAGCCGTCAGCGATATAATTTAGTTAAAGAAATTTCGGATAATTTTATATTTGATAATGTATCTAAAATACATATTAAAAACTATAAAGTATTAGCTTCAATTAATATCTTATTCGAACATGACGCAGTAGATAATCCAAAACAAATATTAGAGTGTAAAGGCGTAATAGTAAATCACGGATTATTAACTGAAACTAAACAAGTAGTAAAAGATCCTGTTATGGAAACCTATACTAGCCAAGAAAAGGATATGCGTTTACTTAGTTATAAACTACTCGTAGATAAATTTAATAATAAGTATTCAGTTTTATCCGAGTCGCAGAAACACCTATTAAACAAGTATATAACGCACGTCGATGATACAGCTACTTTAAAAACTTATATTAAAACAATTATTCCACAAATAAAAAATAATTTAGCAGAACAGGTAAAACATATTAATGATGATGTTACTAAGATTAAAGTAACAAAATTGTCAGAAATGTTATGCAATGTTGAATCAATGAAAGTTATTAAAGAATCGCATATTTTATCATTATTAAGATATTTTGATTTAGTTGACGAATTAAAAGAAATACATGCATGAGATCGTTATTAAGAGAAATGGAAGAAAAATTTACTGAAATTAATAATTATTGTGAACAATGCGATGCATCAATGGATGAAGGTTGTAATTGTGATGGGATTGAAGAACAAAACGTTACTGGAGCAGTAGCAGGATATTCGACTCCAAATGCATTTCGCAAAAAAGTTAAAAAAGTAGGATATGCAACGGGCATGGAAGAATCGGTAAATACACCACCGTCTCACAATATTGGAGAATACCAACGTCCAGAATCACATGAAGAAGAAATGATGGAAAAATTTGCATATAGTAATGAAAAATCTAATTGGTATCATAATGATTATACATACCCATCTAGAAATTTAACAAATACACCGGGACAATCTAAACGCAAAGATTTAACTACTCAAATCGATAAATTACCAGATACATCAACCCCAGTTCGCAAGTTAAAATCGGAAGATATTTTAGAGAACCAATATTTAAAATTGATAGAAGGATATCGCCAATTTGCTACAAATGATCCAAAAATATCTCCGGAGAAAAAAGTAAATAATACTATTAAAGAAATTGCAAAAAAACTTCAAGAAATTGAAACATTAGTACAATACAATAGTAAACTAAAAACAGAATCTGGATTATCATCGTCTGAGTACGGCAAACAAACTCAAAAAGCATTAACAAAAATATCTGAACGATTAATTAAAATTTCAGAACGAGTAAGATCACTAGGAGAATAAATATTATGTCAAAACAAGTACTTATAGATTATATACAATTTAAACCAATTGGTTCATTAAATGAATCGAGTGGCGATAAATATGGAATACCTGGGGGCTATGTAGTTCAAGGCGTATTACAACGAGCTGGTGCTAAAAATCAAAATGGCAGAGTTTATCCTAGACACATACTAGAACGCGAATGTAAAAAATATGAACATGAGTTTATTAGTCAGCATAGAGCATTAGGAGAATTAGATCATCCAGATTCACAAGTTGTTAACTTAAACAATGTATCGCATAACATATTAAAAATATGGTGGGATGGTGATGATGTAAAAGGAGCAGTTCAAATACTAGGAACACCATCTGGTAATATTCTTAAAGAATTATTCAAAGCAGGAATCACATTAGGTATTTCTAGTAGAGGTTTAGGTTCTGTTAAAGAATTAAGAAATGAGGGAACTGTAGAAGTTCAAGAAGATTTTGAATTGATTTGTTGGGACTTTGTATCAAACCCATCAACTCAAGGAGCATATATGAATCCAACATCAATGCATGAATCAGTTAATAAAACACAAACAACAAGTAAATATACCCGTACAAATGATATCATAACTTCGATATTATGCGATGACGGTAAATGTAGAATATAATATTATGTGGGAAAAACAAACTAAATTACAAGCACTAGTTGATATCTTAAACGAACAACCCGGAACAGATAAACAAAATGTATTCGGCGATGGGCCAGAACAAGTATCAATGGAAGAAAAAAGAAAATTAGTAGATTCTTTAAGACAATTTTCTACAATGGGGACTGAGTTATACGGACAGCAAAATTTAAAAGAATTAACTGAAAATTTAAATACAATTGTAGATATTGCATCTAGACTAGTAACTGAATACGGCGATGTAACTGATAAAGTAACAGCTGGTCGTCATATGAAATTAATACAAGAAGCACTTAAAGTATTTAAACAAGATGCAGAAGCAGTAACATCATCATCTGAAAGAATGCGCGAATCATTTGACGATATTAAATTCGCATTATCAAAATATTTTGATGTTCAATAATTGGATATTTGAAATTAATTATATATTATAAGGAATATATGGGCAAAATAAGTAAATTATATAAACAGTTTTTTGGTATTGTAGAACAGGCAGATCCGAGTAAAACTGGATCAGTTAAAATGGCAAAAACAGCAAATCCGGCTGATATTAAAAAAATGACAGATAATGGGGTAAATGTTCAATTAGAAGGCGAATTGGATGAAGCCGAACTAT